ACAATCAGCAACAAACCTAATTGCGTCGGCCATTGTGAGTCCAATTTACGTAATTGCTACAAATCCTTTATCGCGCTTAGAAGTAATTATGCAAACCAGTTCAATCAAAGGGAATAAGATAACTGTGGTTGATGCATGTAAGGAATTGGCATATGATATGAAATCATTTGGATTACAAGGCATATTCCGTGGTCAGGGTATTGGTATGGCAAAGGCCATCATATCACTCACATTATTCCATGAAGGACGCATGTTTTTAACGAAACAAATGAAGGAATATAATTCTCCATAAAGCACAAATTCTGCAGAATTATACACCCTTGAAGATTTCTCAATGGCAACCGTTGCCGATAAATCAATTAAGACGTACACAAAGTGTGCGAACTTAAATGTTCATCGGTGTAAAGGTTGATTAAATTTTACTGCTTTTCTGTTGTTTCATCGCGTTAAAATAGATAAGACCGGTAGGATAACCAATCCGACTCAAGATTATTATGCAACTTATATTCCCATATAACCCATGTTTGTGAAATGAATCCATCTTTTTGTACAAAAGTTATATTATGTTTTTTTCTTTATCTAATGTATACATGAATTCGAACGGAGGTAGACAACAAAAACCAAGAACGCCTAGTACTGTGGATAATTTAGAAGAGAAACTCATCGAAGTGATGGACATATTTCAACGTAATGAAGAATATGTAACAACTATTCAACGAAAAGATGCAGTGAATGATATAATAAATTTAATTGCACCCAATGAGTTTGGTGCAGTATTCGTTCGCTTGCAAGCAACTTCTTATCCAATGGAAAATGAAGCATTTAGACGCTTGTTATTAGAGGCATATGGGAATCGTTTAACCGGGGGTAAAAAGATAAAAAGAACGATGAAGAAGAAACATAGGAAATCTAGGACATATAGGAGGAAAAAATAAGATTGGATCAAAAAATAATATGTATAGATACTCACTATACATATTACCGCGTATAATTACCATGACATATATCCCGTAGAAAATTGAAATGTCATTATTGATATTAACCTATATTAACTACGATACGTTATAATATAGAAATGAATAATTATACTGAAATCGCGAAACAACTTGCGTTCGTAAGGAATCAGGTGTGTCCTCGAACTGCATATACAACGAATGGTTCAAATATAATATAAAGACTTCAGTAGTATATATATACTAAAAATCTGTTCTTTTGTAGTTCGCGTGAGAATTCTTTATCAATTGTAGTGTGTCTTTAGTATCATACCATTTGTCGATGGTCACCCATTTATCTTTTTCAAGGTGTTTGTATGTGGAGAAAAATTCGGTGATTTCGGCAAGTTTGTGGTCGCTAATATCGGATTTAGACTGTTTGTGTTTACAATAAGGATCACCCTCAATAATACCTAGTACTTTCTGATCACCTCCTTTCTCGTCAGACATATCCATATAGCAGATCGGTCTTACGTTTACGATTGTACCGGGATGTAGTGAATAATTACATAATACTAAAATATCTAAAGGATCACCGTCGTCACATAATGTCTGAGGAATAAAACCATAGTTTTCGGGGTATCTTACGGATGAATGTAGTATACGATCTAGCATCATTACACCTCGATGATTATCCCATTCGTATTTTATATTTGAATCTTTACTGACTTCAATCAATACGGGAACAATATCCGGATATTCTTTCCCAATAGGATATGCATACATGTCACACATATAACTAAAATATGTATATACAAATATTTTTGATATGTTTTTTTACGAATAATTTATCTATTTTTATGTGATTTGTTCTTTCTCTTCCTCTTCCTCTTTCCACCAAATGTTAGACCGGCTTCTCTATACGCCTCATAATCCGGTAAATCATCTTGTTTGTTTTTTATAGGGGGACGAATACTAATGGGATTTCTTCTTGTAGTTTGCTGGGGTGTTCTTCGTGTAGGACGATTGGTTTGTGATAATTTGTCTAAACTAGTTTTGTACGATGAATCCGTAGAATGACCAGGACCACTACCCTTATATTTTCTTCTTGATATTTTTCGAGTTTTTGTTGAATTTTTCATATACATTATGTTCGTATTATATTTGTCGAATATTATTACACCGACCGAATAGAAAAAAGAAACCAATTCATCGTTTCAAAATAGTAAATCTGTTGATTATGATAAGTTCAAGAAGTATTTAGTGGAGAAGGATAAACTCAACAAAGAAACATTAGATTTCTACCAACGAGATGTTTGGTGGAAAATGAAGTTTAGACAATATAGTTATGGTAAGAAATCCATAGATATATTCCTTAAAATCAAGGAAACCTTCGATGAAAATATCCTAATTGGTTATGGAAATTGGTGCGGAAGCACTCAAATGAAACATTTTATGCCTACCCTCCCTAAATAAAGGATTATGGAAACTTATCCATAAGAAGTATGGTATTTTGTCTCATTTTTCTTTTCGGACGGTGTAATTCATATCCATATAAATTATTTGAATATAAAATAAAATCTTCTAATAAAACATTTATTACTTGTCAAGATAGTTATCGTTTAATAGAATCATTAAAAGATGCACCACCATATTACAAAAATGACGAGAGAAAACGAGGGGTTTTATCGAATTGCTACAAACAAAATATACACAAGGTATGAAAAGACCTAAACTTCGAACCTCTTTTATGCGGATTTTTGTCCCATTTTAATGTCCGAAGGTGTATACCACTGAACATTTGTAATGTCCCCCATTTTACACCGTTGAATATGATATTCATTTTATTGCAAAACATAATTCTCTATACTTATGATAATCATTTACGATAATCATTTACAATGTCCATTTCATTTGACGAATTCGACCAATCTATCCAACTTATTACAGAACTCGTGTATGAAACCGAATTAGTTCATTACAAAGACAATATATATTTGAAAAAAGAATCCAATCAGATAACCGGTTCATTCAAGTGGCGGGGTGTATTGTTCTCTATTATGACTGCATTCGAAAATTTACTTAATTGCTATATTGACGAAACACGACCCTTTTATATGGTCACACAATCCACAGGTAATCACGGAATTGCCGTTATCCATGCAGTCTATCTAATGCGTTTGTATTATTCCTACAAATACCCCTACGAAGAGGAAAAATGGAAGTCTATCTATCCGTGCGTATTTGGTAACGCTTATATCAAACCATCCAAATTCGAAAAAATGCAGGATGAAATTGCTAAATTCAGCGATGGGCATAAATGCATATTGGATTGTTCTGCAAAAAATTATGCAGATGCGCTATCGAAACGCGAACTCTTTTTAGAAACAAATCAAGGCGTGTATATATCTCACGGTGGAAAAGACATTATGACCGGTTATGGGTCCCTTGCACGGGAAATACAATCACAAACACCCCGTGGAAAATCGGTGACGGTAATCACAGCAATTGGTGCCGGTGGTCCCATTGGACTGGGCGCATATTTCGAATATTGTTCGAATTGCAATTTAGTCGTTTCACAAACACGAGAATTTAATGCGTTTATTCGAGGACTGGAATCAAAACAAATTGAGTATAATCCTACGAATATACAACCCGAATTGTCGGACGGTATTGCAGTGGACAAACCCGAAGAATATGCTCTAAATGAAGCAATCCGGTTGGGTGTTCGTGGCGTTACTGTAGAGAGTGCAGATGTTGGTGTAATACATGACGAAATGGATTTGGGTGGGTCGAGTTGTATTGCGTTTGCTGCGTTAGATAAAATCGACATCGATACCGATATCGTGGTTATCTTGGACTGTGAGGGGAATTGTTAGCAAAATATTATGGTAAATCATACCAAAAAAACAAACGCGGAAAAACAGAACATCGCCATTTTACGAAAGCAAAATCAACGTGAACGTCTCCGTAACAAATACAGTGACGAGGAATATAAACAACGTCGTGCAAAAGAACTTGCTGAATGTAGACGAATAAAGCGTGAAGAATCTTTGTAAAAATAATTGTTCGAATATTCAATTATTTTTATTATATTATCGTAATTTCATCTCAAATGTATGCGACCCCAACCATACCATTCAACTAATTACTGTAAGCTATGCCGGCCATTCCTGACATTACACGTAGAATATTGTAACTGGTAGCGTAGACACGAACCTTAGCAGTGGCGGTTCCACCGACAGTGGCAGAAGAAAGGACAAGTTGAAGGGTGGCGTTGTCGATTCTGGAGAAGTTGCAACTACCACTGGGTTGGTGCTCCTCGGGGCGGAGGGCAAAGGAGTATACGTTGATACCGGCATCGGGGGCGCGGGTGTGGTGTTGGAAAGGTTGGACAACATCGAAGTAACTGCCCTCACGCTCGGAGAAGCGGTCTTGGCCGTTAAGTTGCAACTTGGCGGTCACAACTGGGTTCTCACCCCAGCAATGCATATCGAGGGCGGTCTCAGCAAGAACGAATGTTCCGGCGTCGGAGACGTAAGAACCATCGGTGGCGCCGGCATCGGCGTTGAAAACACCACCCCACTGCTCACCAGCAGTCTCAGCACCCATAGCTCCGGGGTCTTGGAAAAGACCACCAGAGGTGATGAAGGCGTTGGCGCCGGAAGTCTCGGCAGGTCCACCGAAGGCGTGGACGGCGTTGGGAAGAGCGTCGATGGCATCAGTGTAGTTGAAGGGTTGGGCACCAAGAGTCTTGTAAAGGGTCTGACCACCCTCAAGAGAGGAACAGTAGTCGACGTTGGCATCGGGTTGGACAACCCAGACAAGCTCCTTACAAGGGTGGTTGAAATTGAGCTTTATTTTGTTCGATGAGCTACCTACGCTCTCGTCACCGGTGAATTGGAGTTGCTCGATGAGATACTCGTGGGGGTTCTGCGCCATCTTTCTACGTTCGTCGGTATCAAGGAAGATATAGTCGATGTATAAAGAAGCAGCCACAAGTGATTGCTGGTAGGCGGCAGATGTCTGCTGGTTACCGGTGGTAGCAGCAAGAGTCTTCACGGCCCAGAGGCACTCACCAATAGGACGGAAATCGATGTTGATCTTGACCTCATGGTAATGGAGGGCAAGAAGGGGGAGGGCAAGTCCGGGGTTGTTGCAAAACCAGAAGTTAAGGGGGATGTAAAGAGTGGTCTCGGGGAGGGCGTTACGGGGAGCGCACACCTGGGAAGGACCACCGGCAGCAGAACAAGGACCGGAAACATCGGCAAAGGATGGGTCGGTGATGTATGTAAGCTGAGTGGTGTTACCAATCATCTTGTAGTAACCACGTTGTTGCTCGGAAGATTGGGTAAGTTGGTTCCAGACGTGCATCCAGTCACCATATTGACGGTCAATACGTTGACCACCAATCTCAACCTCAACCTGGGCGATGAGTTGCTCACCGATGAAATCTAACCAACGAGCATAGACGGACTCCTCGGAAGTAGCACCCATGTTCTGGTTGATCTCAGGAAGTGTGACCTGAAGGTATGTGCGGTAGCACAAATCGCCATTACGGCTGATTGTGCAAGTTACACGGCGACCGAAATCGGCTTGACCGGAAAAGGTCTGCTCGATGGACTCCATTGCAAAGTTGGTATGGCGTCTGTAAGACACCTTCCAGAAGGTAATTTCGGGTGTTCCTGTGAGGAAAACGTCTTGGGCGCCATAGGCGACAAGTTGCATAAGTGCTCCAGCCATTTCTGTATATCTTTGTTTTAGAAAATAATTTCGAAAAAAGGGAATTAATTCCTTTTATTCGAAAAGAATATAAACAGTAGGTTATACAAAATAAATCACAAACCTGTATACCATTTAGTGTTAGCATCTTACATAAATCGAATATTCACGGTAAATATGCAAAATATCCGTTTTTTTCCATTTCTGCTAAATAAACTGGTTATTACTCTGTTCACGGGTATCTGTGTGGTCGGTATATTTTCTGTATTTGTTACTGGTATTATTCAGTGAATATAAAATTCTGCTCGACAATTGGTTGCTAAATAGTGTCTAATACACCCATATTGAAATTATCAGTCACAAATGTCTCCAAATATTTCTCCTCAAATATTTCACGCTTGCCCTCGTGTTTTTTGACAAAGATATATTGGTTATCGATTTTACTTACTTTCCAACCCTTTTCTAACGCATTCATTATAAAAATTATTCTCTTAAACTGTTTTGGGTTCACCTCTATATCTTCTGATGCATTTATATAAATGGGCGTTTTGTTATCACACATATAACCCTCGATTTATGTATATCTATATTTTGTATTATCATAATTAACGATATAAACGGTTCGTATTATTTATGTTATATGCAAAAATCATCTAAACGTCTCGAACATAAACAAATAACTTCTCTTGACGAAAAACATAGTGAATTGTTAGATTCATTTCATACAGATGAAACTGTTAATATACCACAATTAAAACGGGAAATCCGTGAATGTAAACATACACTAACTACTGCCAATTTACCCGTGGACCAAATATTAGATATAAAAGATATTATAGGTGAAAAAAGGGCAGAAATTAAACTGATGTTAAGTAGAAAGAAACTATATTTATTGGATAACTCGAAATACATTTTCGATTACTTTGAACAAAAACAAAAAATATCGGATGGTGATTCTAACAATAATGTAACTATTCTAAATTCATTCTTTAAGGTGAAATCGACCGAAAATAAAGAGATTGATACAAATACTTATGTCCAATCAAAAAAAATGTGTTATGATTATTGGAAAAATGTAAACAATGAATTCACTAATATGCAGGATTATATTGATACAGGGGATACTTGCGTAGTATGTAATACCGGAGAAATGGTTGCACAAGATGAAGAAGGCATTATGATATGCAACAATGACCAATGTGGACGTTTTATCACTTATATTGCCGACAGTTCTAAACCAAACAATAAAGACCCACCCAATGAAGTTTCATATACAGCATATATTCGACTGAACCATTTTAAAGAAATTTTATCTCAGTTTCAAGCAAAAGAGACCACGCAAATTCCCGATGAGGTGATTGAGGCGATTCGCGCCAGAATTAAAAAAGAGCGCATAACCGATATGAAACAGATAAATTACGATAAAATGCGTGAAATTTTACGAAAATTAGGACTGAATAAATACTTCGAACATATACAATATATTAATTCGCTGTTTGGTGTCAAACCACCCATTATGAATGAGGAATTACACGAAACCCTGTGCGTTTTATTTATTGAAATCCAAAAACCGTGGGCAGTTCATTGTCCTCCTAACAGAACGAACTTTTTTAATTATACGTATACGCTGTATCAATTATGCACGTTACTCGACCAAACGCAATACCTTCCTTATATTCCTATGATGAAAGACCGTGAAAAACAGTTAGAACAGGATATGATATGGAAATTAGTCTGTAAAGATTTAGATTGGGGGTTTTTTCCCACAGTGTGAATCTACTCTGTCTGATGAAATTCTGATAAATGAAATTCTGATAAATTTCATTTGTCTGTATAATGTAGTATGTATACTATTTTATTTCATGTCTCCGGTATTGCTATATTGGAACTCTGTTTTTATTTTTATTATATAGGACCTATGGAGACGGACATCTTCACTCATACAGTCGAACAATTAGTAGATGCACCGATTGATATTTTCAATAACGAAGACCCAACTATTCCATTTAATATAACGAATATTCTACCAATCGATTTTCTCCCAGATATGAACGATTATTATCACAATAATACTGATCTTACACCCTATGATAATTATATGTATGAAATGCGACAAAAAGGTATTGATAGACGAGAAACGAAAAATCAGCAACTGTTTGTTCAAACAGTCGAATATTGGTTTGCTTTATTTATAGTAAGTTGCATCGTATTTTTAATTTACAAAGGTGTGGTGCACATACATAACAATCGAAAGAATGGTATGGATGAAAAGGAAACTGAAATGACGAATATGCGTTCGCGTAAAGATTCGGTAGATAGCGAAGATTTGACGGCCGTTCATAGACTATTATACAAATTAGAACATCAAATGTCCGAACCTGAAATTAAATCAAACGAACCTACTACGTATTGTGATTCCGATTACGAAAATACATACTCATATAAATTAATACATTATTCGTTCTACGGAGGATGCATTTTAACATTTCAATATGTGTTTTTTAAAAATGTGGTATATTATTACATGCCACTCTCAATCGAAGAAGTAAAATACATTATTTATACAAATTTGTCACCCGAACTGAAATCTAACATTGCTCGGCTTGGCGTATTTCTGTAGTCCGAAATTGAGATAAAAATGCGTCAGAATTCGGGTCTCTTCCCAAAAGTTGTTTCATCATATGGAATCCCGATTCGGTCCCACCCTTTTCCAAAATACATTGTCTGTAGTGCAACCCGGTTGCCTTATCGAAGATATTACCCGATTCCTTGAATAAATTAAATACTTCAGAAGCATACGCCTCGCTCCATATATATCCGTAATACCCACTCTCATATCCACCCATCATATGACCAAAATTAGCGGCCATACAATTATCGATATGAATTAATGGACTTAGTTCATTTTGCACTGTTTTAAATGATGTAACCACATCAATGTGTTCAGTTGATGTATGAAGATTCATATCATATTTAGCCAATGTTAGTTGACGAATGTAATGTAATCCATTAAATAAGTGCTTGTTTGCCTTAATTTTTGTAATAATATCGTCCGGCATAACGGTGTCCCCGTCAGTTGCATCATACTTATGACTAATTCTCGTAAGAAAATCCTTCTCATAACACCAATTCTCTAGCGCCTGACTCGGGCATTCTACAAAATCACGCTCCACGGCAGTCCCACTGAACATACTGAAACGGTTCTTACTCATTAGTTGGTGAAAAATATGACCTAGTTCGTGAAAAAATGTCTCGACCTCTCCAAACGTCAATAGACTGGGTTTTTCTTTGGTGGGACGTGAAAAATTACATACCATTGCTGATATGGGTGTGCTTCTTACTCCATTTTCCATATATGCCGATTTGATTGTAAATGCTGCCGCATGACCATATTTACCTTCTCTTGGGTATAAATCGACGTAAAAATGACCGATTATCCCCCCATCACCGTCAACTGAATTATCATTTACACAGTAACATTTTACAGATGAATGCCAAGATTGTGTGTTTCCGATATTTGCCGTTTCGTCTGTAATACGCAAATGAAAAATCTCTTCGAACGTTCCAAGCAATTTGGGTAGCAACGTTTCCAGAGGGAAATATGTCTGAATTAATTTTTGGTCGAGGTTTAAAACTTCCTTCTTATATTTATTTGAATAGTATCCCAAATTCCACGACTCCATCTTCTCCTTACCAAAATGTTCGGAAATACTATCTGCATCAGATTGTGCAGCACCTTGTAAATCACCAACCATACCATCTAAAAAATTATTCACTTCAGCAGGACTTGTTGCCATTCGACGGTAAGACAATACATATTGTGCATAATTATCGTATCCTAAAATGGATGCCTTTGCTTTGCGCAGTTCCAACATTTTCTGCAATCGTTCGTGATTACCTTCACTTTTACCTACATTACCAACCTTTTCACTTAACGTTTTTCGGGTAGTTTCAACATTGCAATAGGGCATCACTTTATTAATATGGTCATATTTGGTAGTGACTTTATGTTTCAATACTGTATCCTCGTCTGTATCCAAGGAATCAATAAAATCATCGTCAACGCCATCTAATTCTTGGCGTGTGAACATCACGAAATCGGCATTATTGTTTAATACTGCACTATATTCTAAACCCAGTTCCGTCATTCGTTGGTTGATATTTTCCAACGCATCACGCTTATCCTTGTCCAAATGTATTCCCTTGTGTTTATATGCATCCATTGTTCTAGACATATACAGTGCCTCTTCTTTATCAAATGAATTTTTATATTGTTCGTTAAAAGTCGTAATTGTGTTGTATATATCTATATTCATTGACCATTTATTACCAAATTCGGATACCAGTCGGGACGATTCAAGTGCAGCATCACGAATATCCTTATCTGGATGCACATATTGCATAAAATCGTAACTTTCTAATTTCAAATCCCATTTTTCAGATTCGTCAAAATAATCGAAAAATTCCGTTTTTGAATGAAAAATCATTGTCTGAAGTGCTTGATACCAAAGTGTATATGCTGTAATTACAGATGCGGTTCCAGTTTGGATTTGCTCGACCGAAGTAGGAAATGATAATGATGACGTCAACATTATATGAATACTATATTGGATTCGGTTTATATTCTTTTCTAAATGATTTGAATAAAATGATATATGTTTACGTAACATGCTAAAACTTGGTGTAAAATCTAAAACTCGACCTCTAAAAACTAGTGAACCACGTCCTCCCGTTAGTATCGGTAAAGAAACTCCTGTTTGCGTTACGAAAACTACTCAAAACGATTGTTGTATTATTTCATAATATACGCAAAATTTATGCAAATATTATGATGAAAATGTGTATAGTCGTCCAACATTTTTATGTTATAACAGGCGTTTCTTCTTCAACAACAGGGACT